TATTTGGATTCTCAATTGAAGATAACGAGAAAAACCCGCCTGGTGTAATATCTCCGGTCCCACCGAATAAAAACGATGGGAACGAGAGTTATATCAGTAGCGGGTTTTTTGGTTCGTATGTAGATATTGAGGGCGTTTATCGTAACGAAAACGAACTGATCAGAAGATATAGATCTATGGCTCTATATCCAGAATGTGATAGTGCAATTGAAGACATTGTAAATGAAGCAATTGTTGCTGATTCAAATGATAGTCCTGTATCAATCGAACTATCAAACTTAAATGCCAGTGATGGTATTAAAAAGAAACTAAGAGAAGAATTTAAATATATCTTAGAACTTTTGGACTTCGATAAGAAGGCTCATGAGATCTTCCGTAACTGGTATATCGATGGAAGACTCTATTACAATAAAGTAATTGACCAGAAAAATCCTCAAGATGGTATTCAAGAACTGAGATATATTGATTCTGCGAAGATGAAGTATGTTCGTCAGGTCAAAAAAACCAGAAACGATGGATTGGCTAGATCTGAAAGAGATAACCCAGCAACATATGATTTTCCAGAACTTGAGGAGTATTTCATCTATACTCCTGGTGGAAATAACCAATATGGTTCTTCTCCAGCTAAGGGAATCAAACTAACTAAGGATTCAGTTACATATTGTACCTCTGGACTGGTAGATAGAAACAAGGGATCAACCCTTTCATGGCTCCACAAATCAATCAAACCACTCAATCAATTGATGATGATTGAGGATAGTTTGGTAATCTATCGTCTTTCGAGAGCACCAGAAAGAAGAATCTTCTACATTGACGTTGGTAATCTACCCAAACAAAAGGCAGAATCATACCTTCGTGATGTAATGCAGCGTTATAGAAACAAACTTGTCTATGATGCAAACACTGGTGAAATCAGAGATGATAAGAAATTCATGTCAATGATGGAAGATTTTTGGCTTCCTAGACGTGAAGGTGGTCGTGGTACTGAGATTACTACACTTCCAGGTGGACAAAACCTTGGTGAAATCACTGATATTAACTACTTCCAGAAGAAATTGTACAGGGCATTGAATGTTCCTGAGACAAGACTTCAGGGAGACACTGGTTTCTCAATGGGTCGTTCTTCTGAAATCCTCAGAGATGAAGTCAAGTTCTCCAAGTTTGTTGGAAGAATGAGAAAGAGATTCTCTGAAATGTTCAGTGATATGTTGAAGACTCAACTTATTCTGAAAAATATCATTACTCCTGAGGATTGGGAGTATATGAGTGATCATATTCAATATGATTTCCTCTATGATAATCATTTTGCAGAACTGAAAGATGCGGAACTTCTAAGAGAAAGACTGACTCTGGCAGAACAAACACAACAATATGTTGGTAAGTATTACTCTAATGATTATGTGAGGAGACATGTTCTTCGTCAATCTGATGAAGAAATTATCGAACAAGATAAGCTTATTGAAAAAGAGATTGAATCTGGAGCAATTCCAGATCCTGCAATGGCAGCTCTAGATCCTATGGCGGGTGGTGCTCCTGCACCTGGTGGAGCTTTACCTCCAGCTGGTGGTGGAGCTCCTCTTGATCCACCAACACCAGAAGCTCCTGAAACTCCCACTGGTGGGGAGATCTAAATAAAGAAAAATTACACCTATGGACATGGATGAACTTATGGATTTACTGGTGAAGGATGAATCACCTTCATCAGTAAGTGATGCAATTAAAGATCAGTTGTTCTCACGAACTGCTGAAAAGATTCAAGGGATTAGACCTAATGTTGCTGCATCAATTTTTGATGATGACGTTAATCTAGATTCTGAAGAAGCACCCGAAGTTGATGGTGACATCGACTTGGATGCGGAAATTCAATAAATAACATCATACACTAGGTATATCAATGGCCAGAACATTACTAGTCGGTGCAGAGATTGCATGTCCGACGACTGCAGGAGCCGCCACTAGTTTTACTGGAGCTAGTGTGGTTCGTTTGATTAATACTAACGCCGCTGCCCAAAAAGTAACCGTATTGGAAACACAAAGTGGAGTCGGAGTCGGTTCTATGACTATTGCTCCTAATGGTGTTGAATTTTTGGAAAAGAAGTCAACTCAAGTTGTATTTGCAGCTAGTGCAAACGTGTTAGGAACTCAAGTAGGTTACACAGCTTAAAACCATGAAACTAATTAGAGAAGAAATTGAACAGGTAGAAGTTATCGTTGAAGAACGCAACGGTAAGAAAAACATGTTCATCGAAGGCATCTTCCTACAGGGAGACCTCAAGAATAGAAATGGTCGTATGTATCCAATGGAAACTCTGAGAAGAGAAGTCCAAAGATACAGTGAGAACCACATTCATGCAGGTAGAGCTCTTGGAGAACTGGGACACCCAGATGGCCCAACAGTTAATCTGGATCGCGTCAGTCACAAAATTGTTTCTCTCAAAGAGAGCGGAAACAACTTTATCGGTAAGGCCAAAATCTTATCGACTCCGATGGGTAAGATTGCAGAGTCTCTCATTAGCGAAGGAGTTAAGTTGGGCGTTTCTTCTAGAGGAATCGGATCACTCAAACAAACAAGAGAAGGTGTAAATGTTGTTGGTGATGACTTTATGTTATCAACAGCAGCTGACATCGTTTCTGATCCTTCTGCACCTGATGCTTTCGTTGAAGGCATTATGGAAGGTAAGGATTGGGTTTGGGATGGTGGCATCTTGAGAGAATCTCAAGTAGCTAAGACCTACAAGTATATCAATACATTGGTCGATCAAAAACAACTTGATGAGAAAAAGTTGGATGTCTTCAACAGTTTCTTAAATAGTCTCTGATAATACAGAGATACCAATATTATAAATAAATATAGATTAAATAAATAAGGTTAATCGGAGTAAAGTTCAAATGTCTCGTGGAGATCTACAAGAAATGGAGCAATCCAAAACTGCTGTGAATGCGAACGCCAAAGCCGGTGATCCCATTCAGAAACTGGCCCCTGGAGCTGTAGCTGGACAACCAGCTGTAGAAGACCTCGGTGGACCTACCCCTGAAAACTATAAATCTGATGACGATTCAGCAAAGCTCAAAGAGCCTAAGATCGCCACCGTTAAAGATGTAGTTAATAAAGGAGCCAAGGCCGCTGATCCTGCTAAGGGAATGAAAGAAGAGGAAGAAGTTTCCTCTGAAGAAGTCCTGGAAGAGGAGCCCGTCGCAACAGAAGCTACTGTCGAAGAAGAGATTGACATCGAAGAAGATGTTAACGCTCTCCTCGGTGGTGAAGATTTGTCTGAAGAGTTTAGAGAGAAGGCCAAGATGGTCTTCGAATCAGCTCTCAACTCTAAAGTTTCTGAAATCCATGAGGCACTAGAAGCCCAGTATGAAATCAAACTGGAAGAAGCTAGAGAGGGCCTGAAAGAAGCCCTTACAGATAGAGTTGATTCGTATCTTGAGTACGTCGCTGAAGAGTGGATGACCGAGAACGAATTAGCCATCGAACATGGTCTCAAGACCGAAATGACTGAGTCCTTCCTTTCTGGAATGAAGGGACTCTTTGAAGAACATTATGTAACAATCCCTGAAGACAAATATGATGTACTTGAGAGTATGGTAGAAAAACTTGATGATATGGAAACCAAGCTCAATGAGCAAATTGACAAGAACATTGGTCTGAATCAGCGTTTGTCTGAATCAGTATCTGACAATATTCTTGATCAAGTTTCTGAAGGACTTGCAGTCACTCAGAAAGAAAAGCTCGCCTCACTTGCTGAAAGTGTTGAGTTTGAAAGTGAAGAAGAATATCGTGAAAAGCTGGAGACCCTGAAGGAGTCGTACTTCTCCAAGGCCCCAACTGCAAAATCGGAAGCCCCACAGACACTTTCTGAGGGTGTAGATACGACTGATGCTCCTGTAGCATCTAGTATGGAAGCCTATCTCAGAACTCTGAACGCTTTCAAAAAGTGAATTTTAGATTAATTCAAACAAAACACAAAATCAAAAGGTAAAAGCAAATGTTCCAATCCGAGCATCTGCAGGAAAAGTGGAGTCCCCTCCTCGATTATGAGGGTCTCGATCCTATTAAGGATTCACATCGTAGAAGTGTGACCGCTGTCCTGCTTGAGAACCAAGAAAAGTTCCTCAAAGAAGAGCAAGCATTTAGTCAGGGTATCAACCTGATGGAATCACCCACCAACGCAGCCAACGCTGCTGGTGCATCTGGTGGTTTCTCTGGATCCGCAACCGCAGCCGGTCCTGTTGCTGGTTTCGATCCCGTTCTGATCTCTTTGATCAGACGCGCAATGCCTAACCTGGTCGCTTATGACCTGGCTGGCGTCCAACCTATGAATGGACCTACTGGACTCATCTTCGCGATGAGATCCCGTTATGAGACTCAGGCTGGTACTGAGGCTCTGTTCAACGAAGCTGACACCGCATTCGCCGGACAGGACAAAGGTGGAGACCTCACTGGTGGTTTCGCCGATGGTGCTGTTGGTCTGGGTACATTGACACAGAGAGGAGACAATCCTGCTGTTCTTAACCCCGTTGGTGCTGCTTCTACTAACGTAGCTGCCTACACCGCTGGTGGTGGTATGGTTACGGGCGACGCTGAGAGCCTTGATGGCACCGGCAACGACGCCTTCAACCAGATGGCCTTCTCGATCGAGAAAGTCACCGTTACCGCTAAGTCTAGAGCACTGAAGGCTGAGTACAGTTTGGAACTGGCTCAAGACCTTAAGGCTATCCACGGTCTTAACGCTGAAGCCGAACTGGCTAACATCCTTTCTACTGAAATCTTGGCCGAGATTAACCGTGAGGTTATCCGTACCATCTATATGACAGCAGAACAGGGTGCAGCTCAGAACGTTGCTACTCAGGGTGTATTTGACCTGGACATCGACTCTAATGGTCGTTGGTCTGTTGAGAAGTTCAAAGGACTTCTTTTCCAAATCGAGAGAGACGCTAACGCGATCGCACAAAGAACTCGTAGAGGGAAAGGCAACATGGTTCTGTGTTCCGCAGACGTTGCTTCCGCACTTACGATGGCTGGTATCCTGGATTACACCCCAGCACTCAACGCTAACTTGAACGTTGATGACACCGGTAACACTTTCGCTGGTACGATTAACGGTAAGTTCCGTGTATACATCGACCCCTATTCGGCTAACCTGACCTCCTCTAACGGAGCCAATGGTAACCAGTATTATGTTGTTGGATACAAGGGTTCTTCCCCTTATGACGCTGGACTATTCTATTGTCCTTACGTTCCCCTTCAAATGGTTCGTGCTGTTGGAGAGAACTCCTTCCAGCCTAAAATTGGCTTCAAGACCCGTTATGGTCTGGTTGCTAACCCATTCGCTGAAGGCGACGCTACTAACCAGGGTCTTGGTAGACTCCGTGTTAACTCCAACCGCTACTACAGACGTGTTGCTGTTAAGAACCTCATGTGATATGAGTGGATGTTGTGGGGCTGGATGTCCCACTTGTCCTTTCAGACCCCCATCTCGGGGGTCTTTTTTATGCCGTTTTATAAATAGGTCACTTACATTACTACTATGAAAAATAACCAATTGGGAAAGAAAATTGTAGTAGGTTTAGCTATATTTGTTGGAGTTGCTAATGTCGGTGCTATTATCGGACACAACTTAAGAACACCTATACAACCAGCACAAATCAATTATCCACCAGTTGGAGATTATTCATCATACACTGTGACTGTGAAACCTGATGGAAGTTATAGTGTAGATTATAAAGGACATGACCCTACAGTATTAGATAATGACTCATATGTAGATACATCTAATGGTTTGTTTGGTATTGGTGGTAGAACAACAAAAACTAAAAGTAATCAATATGTTCCTGGAACTCCTAGTGAAGGAGTGAATGTGTCGGGAAAGTCCGATGCGAGGTCCGAAGAGTGCATCAAGGCGGAAGGTGGAGGAGAGTCAAACGGTGCACTGGTGGGAGCTAGTTTAGGTACAGCTGCTACACCATTCTTAGTTGGTATTCCTTATGTCGG